AAAGGGCGTTAATAAAGAGATTGACGAATTAGGCAATAACACAAAACAACAATCTCAAAAGATGCAAATGCGCTGGACTGAATTATGGTCTAAAGTGCAACTTGGCGTCATGGCGTTTCAGCAAGTTTATAGAGCAGCGGAGCAGTTTTATCAATTGGCTCGTGAAGGGGCGGAGTTAGAATATACCGCTTCAAAATTTGACAGACTGACAGAATCAATCAACACCACGACTGAAGCCTTGATGGTTGATCTGAAAGAAGCCACAGACGGGACAATGTCAGAAATGGCGTTGATGGCATCTGCTACCGATTTCATGACTTTAGGGCTTGCAAAATCACATGATGAAGTTGTGAGATTGACAACCGTATCAAGTCAGCTTGGCATGGATATGAACCAGCTCGTTCTGACATTGACCAATCAAACGACAATGCGTTTTGATGCCTTAGGCGTTGCGGTTGACGGGTTCGACGAGAAGGTCAAGGCACTTAAAGACAGTGGCATGGATACAAACGAAGCATTTACAGAAGCATTTTTACAGCAGGCTGAAGAACAAATTGCCAAAGTTGGTAGTGTAACAGATGAGTCAATCGGTTCGTTTATGCGATTAGAAGCTGCATGGCAGGACATTGTCGCTGAAGGCAAGAAATCATTAGTGCCGTTTTTCGCTGATGTTGCTGAAGGATTAGCAGAATTTATAACCAAAGTTCCAGACGCTGAAGATGCAATATATTCACTAAACAATGAATTGATGAGCGGCAAAATATCACACGAAGATTACAAAACCGCTATTGATGATGTTTTAGAAAGCATGGGGCTTGAAGTAGATGAATTTGGAAACTTAGAAGCTGCAACACGTGGGGGTTTGCCTTATTTATCTGATATGAAAGACGAAACCGTTTTATATTCAGATGCAGCTTATTATGCAGCCCTACAAACGCAACTATGGAAGGCAGACGCAAACGCAATCAGCGCAGCGTTTGGTGAACAAAGCGAAGCACTTACACAGCTTGAAGACGTGACACTAAATGCAACTTTGGCAATGAAAAGTTATACGGACGCATTGTTGTTTCAAATTGCAAGTCAGGGATTATCGGAAGAAGCAGCATTACAGTTAGCTTACTCAATGGGATTGGTGGACGAAAAGACCGTATATGCCACAGAAAAAGTAAACATTTATAGGCAAATGTTAGAAGACGGAAGTATAACCGTCGAGACATATAACTCACTAATTGCAACACTTGGCGGTTTATTGGGTGGTCTTCCGTCCAACAAAGATATTGACATTAATCTCAATATTCACGGGTACGATGATTTTCAGCGGGTAGCAAATTCCATTGGTAGCGGGGGTGGTTCTATTGGGCCAATTGGCAGAGGTAATAAACCAATAGCACAGGCAGCAGGCGGTGATATTCGACCTGGCGGATCGGCAATCGTTGGGGAACATGGTATCGAGCACCTTCGGGTAGGCTACGACGGGACAGTAACAGTGACGCCCGTCACGAATAACTACAACAACTATAACTTAGGCGTAACGACTATGCAGAACCTTGACACAGTGACCACAGGATTTGCAATCCTTCAGGCGATGCAATAGGAGGGATGAATGACACTTGAATTATTGAAATTTTGGGTAATCAACCCGACAAAAACAGCGGACACGAATCTTTGCACTAATCCATCGTTTGAAAGTGGCACAACTGGCTGGACAACGGGCGGGACGAATACAATCGCCACAAGTGCCGTACAACAACGACGGGGCGTGTATTCCTGTAAGTGTACCTATACCGATAATGACTTATTGGCTAGTTATGCCGTAACCTTGACAGATACCGACCATGTAGCAAGTATGGACGTTTACATCCCTTCGGATTACGAGGGAACGGAATTGACCTTGACGTGGACGGGGTTCACAAGTGCGACGGTTGCAGCTGGCAAACCTGACATGACCATTCGTGACAAATGGCAACGGGTCCATTGTCACATCAACCCAGACAGCGGGGACTTGGCAGGCACATTAACACTATCCGAGACGGGTACAAACGGGGACGCTACCGAGTTTATCTACATCGACGGTTTGCAAATTGAAGCACGAGCAACCGAGACAACCTACTTTGACGGGGACACGGACGAATACTGCTACTGGAGCGGACAACAAAACGCAAGCACAAGCATCAGACGGGCAGACAGTCGCAACGGTGGCACGCTGGTTGATCTTGAAAACTACATGCATATTTCCAGCTTTATCGGCTTTGGCATGAACCCGATTGCAATTGCAAAGACCGCAACCGCTGGGGGCAGATCGTTATATCAGCGCACCAACAAACTTGACCGTGAAATGATAATCATTGGTGAAATTATCGGCAACAACTACGATGACCTGCAAACCAACCGAAAAGCCTTGCTTGACTTGTTCAAACCTGATTTAGTGAACGGTGAGCAGGAAGTAACGATTAGGTACATGGCGACCACTTCCTCAGGAAAACAGGCGAGTGAGATTGTTGATGTTCGATGCAGGATGAAAAGCGACGGGCTGATAGGTCATTGGTCAAAACCGACTCAAGAGCCGATAACCTTGATGTTTGAAGCCTATGACGATTTGATGCGTGACGGGAATGATGCTGTATCGCTTGACTACAACGACACATTAGCCAACGCTGATTATATTGTTTATCAGGACACTGACGGCGTATGGCATAGTATGGCTGGCGTGACTGGCACCGTTATAGCAATAGCACAACATCCAATAACCAAACAGATCTATATTGGTGGGAATTTTGAAGATGCGGGTGGTGACGCAGACGCTGATTATTTAGCAAAGTGGAATGGTAGTGTTTGGGTTGCTGTTGTTGGAGGGTGTAATAATTTAATTAGCTCACTAAAATTTGACAGTGCTGGAAATTTATATATAGGTGGAGAGTTTACTAATTGGGGAGATGCCAACGGTAACAGAATCGTTAAATGGGACGGATCAAGTTTATCCAGTTTAGGAACTGGATTAAATGGTAATTGTTTTACAATAGCAATAGATTCTTTTGATAATGTTTATGTTGGGGGTGCGTTTACACTTGCTGGTGGAGTAGCAAAGACCGCAAAAATAGCAAAATGGGACGGTTCTGTCTGGACTCCGTTGTCAACAGGTTTAAGCGATTCTGTTCGCAAGATTGTTATAGATAAAAACAATAATATCTATATTGTCGGAGCATTCACAAATGCTGGTGATGCAAACGGTGATTATGTTGTAATGTGGAACGGTTCAGCTTGGGTGTCATTGGGAACTGGAGCAAATGGATTATTACTTGCTGCTGTATTGGACGAATCTGAAAATCTATATGTTGGTGGTAGTGCCACTACTTTAGGAGGTGTAACCGTTGGGCGTTGGGGGCGTTGGAATGGTCAAAAGTGGGAAGCATTAGGAACTGGGTTTAACGGAACCGTATGGAATATAAATAAATATGACAATAAAATTATTATAGGTGGATTTTTTACGACTGCTGGAAGTGCATCAATAACAGATCGAATAGCGGTATATCTTGGTAATGGCATTTATAAACCATTTGATATAAATTTGCCCGGGTCGCCAATTGCTTATGGTTTACTATTAGACAACCTTGACAATTTGTATGTTGGTTATGACACTGCAGGCTCCGCAGAAACAGCGGGCGATGACACAATCACAAATTCAGGCACGACAACACGACCGAAGTTTACCATAACGGGTCCAGGTCTGTTACGTCAAATCGTAAACACGACCAACAATAAGGGCGTGTACTTTAACAATCTAACATTGCAGGCAAACGAGATTGTCACGCTGGACTTTGAAGCGCAAGAGTTCACGAGCAACTTCAGGGGCAACATCCTATCGTACATCTTGGAAGGAATATCGACGCTGGACTTCACTCTTGAACCAGGGAGCAACCGAATCGCCACATTCATCGACGGGACAACCGACAGCAACACGACCGCATTGATGGAGTGGAAGGTCAGATATTGGTCATTAGATGAGGCGAAGCGATGAAAATAGATTACGAAATTCACTGGATGACAGACGCAGGCGTACCGCTGAAAGTGTGGCGACCTGATGACTTCACAGGCTTGAAAATAACATACGGTGACATGGTTATTGGTGGTCTTGTATTATCCATGCCAAAAGGAAACCTGACACCAAACGACTTCGCAACCGACCAACTATTAGAGGTTTATCGCATCGTGGACGGACGCAAAAAACTGGAAGGTGAGCGCTCTTGGCGTATTCGTAACCGTTCATTTTACGAGCGCAATAACGAGAAGATGGTCACACTTACCGCTTACGATCACATCTACACCCTAGACAACGCAATCATAGCCTACTATGCCAATTCCGCTTACACGTCCAAATCCATGGAAGCAGATAACATGATGAAAGCCATTGTGCGTGAAAATCTTGGGGCAGGTTGTAAATTATATAGCAACACAGCAACCACAGACACAGCAAGGATATTAGCAGGCTTGACGGTTGCAGGGGATGATACGCTTGCACCATCCATTAGCAAAAAGTTTGCATGGGAGAAGCTGAAACCCAACCTTGATGAAATCTGTAACGATGTCAGACAACAAGGCTACTGGTTAGGCTACGACATGGTAAGGACTGCAAGGGGTATGGTTGAATTTCGCACCTACTACGGGCAACGGGGATCTGATTTAACGGGCAGCAACAGACGGGTGTTATCAACCGAGTTTAACAACATGGTTAATCCGGTATTATCCTTCGATGCTGAAAACGAGCGTAATTATGCTTATGTCACGGGTACAGGGCTTGAATCTGACAGGAAAATTGTAATCGCATCCGACACAGACCGCATCAATGACAGTCGCTGGAATAGGCGTGAAATGCAGGTCATGGCGTCCTATCTTGGCACTGGTACAACAAACCCTTATTTGACATCACAAGGCAACGCAGCACTATACAAGTACAGACCGAAGACATCCTTGACGGGTGAAATCAGGGAAAATAAGAATTTTCGCTATGGCGTGAACTTTGATTATGGTGACAAGATGATTGCTCAATACCTGGGCTACACCTTCGATGTACACGTGAACAAAATCGTGATTGACGTTTCACCAGGTGGCAGACAATTTGAAACGCTGCAAGTGATGATTAACGGGGAGTTGTAATGAACGGTAATGAATTGATATTGTTGCGGAAAATTGAAGACCTTGAAAATTATATCAAGAGAGTGCCGGAAGTCGGTGGCGTGTGGCAGGATTGGACGCCTGATGTTGTTGGCTTTTCTAGCACAACAAGTAAGTTAATGAGATTTTGTGTTATTGGTAAATTTGTATCTATTGTTTTGTGTTTAGATGGAACGTCAAACAGTGTTAATTTTAATTGTACTTTGCCATTCACCGCAAAAGATTTTACACGAAGATTTTTTATTTCATCCGGATTAAGTATCGACAACACAACAGTAGGACTAGGAACATTTAGGATAAATATTGGGGGCGTTAATGTTGTCGATTTTATTAAAGGAGTTAGCACTGACTTAAACTCATGGCCCGCTACGGGAAGAAAATATATTAGTGGTCAATTTTTTTATGAAATTGCATAACTACCCAGATAGAACGGAAGTGCTTTGGACTTGGTCACGGATGATTGCAAGGACACTAGAGATATGGAGAAATGATGAAACCAATAATAGATATTAGCTACTGGCAAAATCCCGAGCTGATAAACTACGACGAATTAGCAGACAGTATCAGCGGAGCAATCCTTCGGGGTGCTTATGGGATCTGGAAAGATACAGCATTTGAAAGACATTACGCAGAATTACACAAACGTTGTGTACCGCTTGGATGTTATCACTACATCATAGGCAACTATACAGGTACAGCACAAGCGGACATTTTCAATCAGGTTGTGAGGGGTAAGGAATTTAAGTTAGGTCTATGGGATGACGTTGAAGATAGAAAAGCAACCACTGGACTGACAAAATCTGTTGTACATGAATACCATGGCACTATTGAATTATTGACAAGGCGCAAGGTTGGTATTTATACAGGTGCTTTTGCATGGGTTGAAATCATGGGGTCAGATGGTGACAGATACGCAGACAGACCACTTTGGATTGCGTCCTATACTTCGCAGGCTTACATGGAAGACAACATCAAGAGATTACTACCATGGACGGCTTGGATATTATGGCAATACACCAGTAAAGGCAATCTGGACGGCTATGATTATGACCTCGATATGAACTATTTCAATGGGGATGAAATCGAATACAAGTTGTTTTTCAATCTTGAAACTGTTGAGCCACAACCACCACCAACATCGGTGACATTACCGAAGTTGAAGGTATTACGAACCGTCAACATCAGGACACAACCGACAACATCAGCGCAGGCGGTAGGTTATTACGTCGCTGGTGACATCGTGGAAGTGTTGGAAATCAAACCTATCAATGCTGTTAGTGTGTGGATTAGAACCGTCAGGGGCTGGTCAGCGGTAACACACTACGGTGTAAAGTACATGGAGTAGAAAGGTATATTTTGAAGCTAACAGACTGTACCATCACTAAGATGGGCGTTGTTGCAAGTGTGTATATGCCTGAATCCGCAATTGCTGATTTTACACAGACATTATTCTTGATGTCAGACGTTCATTTCGACAGTATCTATTGTGATCGAAAACTTTTGAAACGTGACCTTGACACTGCTAAACAAGAATGTAAGTGGATTGTCATAAACGGAGATTTTTTTGACGCGATGCAGGGCAAAAAAGACCCACGAGGCAGGCTTGATGAATTGCGACCTGAGCTGAAGACTGAAAAATACTTTGACGCGCTTGTCGATTCAGCGGTAGCATTTCTCGAGCCGTATCACGAAAATATCTTGATGATTGCATACGGCAACCATGAAACCAGCGTGATAAAACACAACGGGACCGACCTGATACAACGAACCGTCGGAGCATTGAATAACGGCAAGGAACATCGAATATTGACAGGCGGTTATGCTGGTTGGATTCGCTTCATGTTTCAGACGCATAACAACATTTCAAGAGGTCGTATCGCTTACAACTATCATCATGGCAAAGGCGTCAGTGCTTTTGTCTCAGACGGTATCATGGATGACAAACGAGCAGGTGTGTACGTTCCCGACGCTGACATAGTTCACTTTGGACACAATCATAAGGAATACGTCCACCCGGTAGCACGCCAACGACTCAACGGCAAAGGCATTGTAGAGCATGACTATCAGCTTTATGTGAGATCCCCGGGCTATAAATCCCCATTTTCGCTTGATAAAGACGGATTGTCTTGGGACGTTGCAGGCGGTTCACCTACGCCACTTGGTAGCGTAAACGTTGGAATTGGATTTCCTGACAACAGACCTAAAGTATTGGGTTATTCCAAAACATTTTAGATTATATCCGTTCATCTCCCTCCTTTCCGAAACCACACCTGACAATCGTTGGGGGTGGTGGGGTTAAGGGTATTGACATCATAGAAAGATTGTGCTAAGATGGTTGTAACAGTAGTTGGCACGCTTCTGCCTATCGCGGTGACGACCACGAACGCACAGCGCACCGAGCCAACTCATACTCCCTCAATCGCTTCGGTGGTTGAGTACCTCGAAAGAGGTTATGCCGGACGGTAACGTCTAGCAACTCTTGTGATACTGGACAACTCACAGGAGTAATGTCCAAAGAATCTGAAATATGGCTTATCCATAAAGTAGGATTCAACTAGCCCCTCAGGGTTCATTCCAGAGGGGCTTTTTTTGTGTGTGGGAGAAATATAACAGGCGTTATTGCAATCTAACATGCGCAATGTTATATTACTGCTTTACAATTTGGACGGGTTTTGTTATGCAGTTTGGCATATAGGAATACATGATTCTTTTGTTATTATCTTGTGATATTTGTATCATTATCCTATACAGAAACGTACAGATTGCGGAAACAATAATGATGACATATCACAACGTGTTATGACTAATCATGTTTCGATATTCGTCATTTTTTTGATTTAGTGTGAAATAACGAAAACAAAAAGGACTATGACGTCATAGTCCTTTTTGTTTTCGTTATTTCACACTAAATCAAAAAAATGACGAATATCGAAACATGATTAGTCATAACACGTTGTGATATGTCATCATTATTGTTTCCGCAATCTGTACGTTTCTGTATAGGATAATGATACAAATATCACAAGATAATAACAAAAGAATCATGTATTCCTATATGCCAAACTGCATAACAAAACCCGTCCAAATTGTAAAGCAGTAATATAACATTGCGCATGTTAGATTGCAATAACGCCTGTTATATTTCTCCCACACACAAAAAAAGCCCCTCTGGAATGAACCCTGAGGGGCTAGTTGAATCCTACTTTATGGATAAGCCATATTTCAGATTCTTTGGACATTACTCCTGTGAGTTGTCCAGTATCACAAGAGTTGCTAGACGTTACCGTCCGGCATAACCTCTTTCGAGGTACTCAACCACCGAAGCGATTGAGGGAGTATGAGTTGGCTCGGTGCGCTGTGCGTTCGTGGTCGTCACCGCGATAGGCAGAAGCGTGCCAACTACTGTTACAACCATCTTAGCACAATCTTTCTATGATGTCAATACCCTTAACCCCACCACCCCCAACGATTGTCAGGTGTGGTTTCGGAAAGGAGGGAGATGAACGGATATAATCTAAAATGTTTTGGAATAACCCAATACTTTAGGTCTGTTGTCAGGAAATCCAATTCCAACGTTTACGCTACCAAGTGGCGTAGGTGAACCGCCTGCAACGTCCCAAGACAATCCGTCTTTATCAAGCGAAAATGGGGATTTATAGCCCGGGGATCTCACATAAAGCTGATAGTCATGCTCTACAATGCCTTTGCCGTTGAGTCGTTGGCGTGCTACCGGGTGGACGTATTCCTTATGATTGTGTCCAAAGTGAACTATGTCAGCGTCGGGAACGTACACACCTGCTCGTTTGTCATCCATGATACCGTCTGAGACAAAAGCACTGACGCCTTTGCCATGATGATAGTTGTAAGCGATACGACCTCTTGAAATGTTGTTATGCGTCTGAAACATGAAGCGAATCCAACCAGCATAACCGCCTGTCAATATTCGATGTTCCTTGCCGTTATTCAATGCTCCGACGGTTCGTTGTATCAGGTCGGTCCCGTTGTGTTTTATCACGCTGGTTTCATGGTTGCCGTATGCAATCATCAAGATATTTTCGTGATACGGCTCGAGAAATGCTACCGCTGAATCGACAAGCGCGTCAAAGTATTTTTCAGTCTTCAGCTCAGGTCGCAATTCATCAAGCCTGCCTCGTGGGTCTTTTTTGCCCTGCATCGCGTCAAAAAAATCTCCGTTTATGACAATCCACTTACATTCTTGTTTAGCAGTGTCAAGGTCACGTTTCAAAAGTTTTCGATCACAATAGATACTGTCGAAATGAACGTCTGACATCAAGAATAATGTCTGTGTAAAATCAGCAATTGCGGATTCAGGCATATACACACTTGCAACAACGCCCATCTTAGTGATGGTACAGTCTGTTAGCTTCAAAATATACCTTTCTACTCCATGTACTTTACACCGTAGTGTGTTACCGCTGACCAGCCCCTGACGGTTCTAATCCACACACTAACAGCATTGATAGGTTTGATTTCCAACACTTCCACGATGTCACCAGCGACGTAATAACCTACCGCCTGCGCTGATGTTGTCGGTTGTGTCCTGATGTTGACGGTTCGTAATACCTTCAACTTCGGTAATGTCACCGATGTTGGTGGTGGTTGTGGCTCAACAGTTTCAAGATTGAAAAACAACTTGTATTCGATTTCATCCCCATTGAAATAGTTCATATCGAGGTCATAATCATAGCCGTCCAGATTGCCTTTACTGGTGTATTGCCATAATATCCAAGCCGTCCATGGTAGTAATCTCTTGATGTTGTCTTCCATGTAAGCCTGCGAAGTATAGGACGCAATCCAAAGTGGTCTGTCTGCGTATCTGTCACCATCTGACCCCATGATTTCAACCCATGCAAAAGCACCTGTATAAATACCAACCTTGCGCCTTGTCAATAATTCAATAGTGCCATGGTATTCATGTACAACAGATTTTGTCAGTCCAGTGGTTGCTTTTCTATCTTCAACGTCATCCCATAGACCTAACTTAAATTCCTTACCCCTCACAACCTGATTGAAAATGTCCGCTTGTGCTGTACCTGTATAGTTGCCTATGATGTAGTGATAACATCCAAGCGGTACACAACGTTTGTGTAATTCTGCGTAATGTCTTTCAAATGCTGTATCTTTCCAGATCCCATAAGCACCCCGAAGGATTGCTCCGCTGATACTGTCTGCTAATTCGTCGTAGTTTATCAGCTCGGGATTTTGCCAGTAGCTAATATCTATTATTGGTTTCATCATTTCTCCATATCTCTAGTGTCCTTGCAATCATCCGTGACCAAGTCCAAAGCACTTCCGTTCTATCTGGGTAGTTATGCAATTTCATAAAAAAATTGACCACTAATATATTTTCTTCCCGTAGCGGGCCATGAGTTTAAGTCAGTGCTAACTCCTTTAATAAAATCGACAACATTAACGCCCCCAATATTTATCCTAAATGTTCCTAGTCCTACTGTTGTGTTGTCGATACTTAATCCGGATGAAATAAAAAATCTTCGTGTAAAATCTTTTGCGGTGAATGGCAAAGTACAATTAAAATTAACACTGTTTGACGTTCCATCTAAACACAAAACAATAGATACAAATTTACCAATAACACAAAATCTCATTAACTTACTTGTTGTGCTAGAAAAGCCAACAACATCAGGCGTCCAATCCTGCCACACGCCACCGACTTCCGGCACTCTCTTGATATAATTTTCAAGGTCTTCAATTTTCCGCAACAATATCAATTCATTACCGTTCATTACAACTCCCCGTTAATCATCACTTGCAGCGTTTCAAATTGTCTGCCACCTGGTGAAACGTCAATCACGATTTTGTTCACGTGTACATCGAAGGTGTAGCCCAGGTATTGAGCAATCATCTTGTCACCATAATCAAAGTTCACGCCATAGCGAAAATTCTTATTTTCCCTGATTTCACCCGTCAAGGATGTCTTCGGTCTGTACTTGTATAGTGCTGCGTTGCCTTGTGATGTCAAATAAGGGTTTGTTGTACCAGTGCCAAGATAGGACGCCATGACCTGCATTTCACGCCTATTCCAGCGACTGTCATTGATGCGGTCTGTGTCGGATGCGATTACAATTTTCCTGTCAGATTCAAGCCCTGTACCCGTGACATAAGCATAATTACGCTCGTTTTCAGCATCGAAGGATAATACCGGATTAACCATGTTGTTAAACTCGGTTGATAACACCCGTCTGTTGCTGCCCGTTAAATCAGATCCCCGTTGCCCGTAGTAGGTGCGAAATTCAACCATACCCCTTGCAGTCCTTACCATGTCGTAGCCTAACCAGTAGCCTTGTTGTCTGACATCGTTACAGATTTCATCAAGGTTGGGTTTCAGCTTCTCCCATGCAAACTTTTTGCTAATGGATGGTGCAAGCGTATCATCCCCTGCAACCGTCAAGCCTGCTAATATCCTTGCTGTGTCTGTGGTTGCTGTGTTGCTATATAATTTACAACCTGCCCCAAGATTTTCACGCACAATGGCTTTCATCATGTTATCTGCTTCCATGGATTTGGACGTGTAAGCGGAATTGGCATAGTAGGCTATGATTGCGTTGTCTAGGGTGTAGATGTGATCGTAAGCGGTAAGTGTGACCATCTTCTCGTTATTGCGCTCGTAAAATGAACGGTTACGAATACGCCAAGAGCGCTCACCTTCCAGTTTTTTGCGTCCGTCCACGATGCGATAAACCTCTAATAGTTGGTCGGTTGCGAAGTCGTTTGGTGTCAGGTTTCCTTTTGGCATGGATAATACAAGACCACCAATAACCATGTCACCGTATGTTATTTTCAAGCCTGTGAAGTCATCAGGTCGCCACACTTTCAGCGGTACGCCTGCGTCTGTCATCCAGTGAATTTCGTAATCTATTTTCATCGCTTCGCCTCATCTAATGACCAATATCTGACCTTCCACTCCATCAATGCGGTCGTGTTGCTGTCGGTTGTCCCGTCGATGAATGTGGCGATTCGGTTGCTCCCTGGTTCAAGAGTGAAGTCCAGCGTCGATATTCCTTCCAAGATGTACGATAGGATGTTGCCCCTGAAGTTGCTCGTGAACTCTTGCGCTTCAAAGTCCAGCGTGACAATCTCGTTTGCCTGCAATGTTAGATTGTTAAAGTACACGCCCTTATTGTTGGTCGTGTTTACGATTTGACGTAACAGACCTGGACCCGTTATGGTAAACTTCGGTCGTGTTGTCGTGCCTGAATTTGTGATTGTGTCATCGCCCGCTGTTTCTGCGGAGCCTGCAGTGTCATAACCAACATACAAATTGTCAAGGTTGTCTAATAGTAAACCATAAGCAATTGGCGACCCGGGCAAATTTATATCAAATGGTTTATAAATGCCATTACCAAGATATACCGCTATTCGATCTGTTATTGATGCACTTCCAGCAGTCGTAAAAAATCCACCTATAATAATTTTATTGTCATATTTATTTATATTCCATACGGTTCCGTTAAACCCAGTTCCTAATGCTTCCCACTTTTGACCATTCCAACGCCCCCAACGCCCAACGGTTACACCTCCTAAAGTAGTGGCACTACCACCAACATATAGATTTTCAGATTCGTCCAATACAGCAGCAAGTAATAATCCATTTGCTCCAGTTCCCAATGACACCCAAGCTGAACCGTTCCACATTACAACATAATCACCGTTTGCATCACCAGCATTTGTGAATGCTCCGACAATATAGATATTATTGTTTTTATCTATAACAATCTTGCGAACAGAATCGCTTAAACCTGTTGACAACGGAGTCCAGACAGAACCGTCCCATTTTGCTATTTTTGCGGTCTTTGCTACTCCACCAGCAAGTGTAAACGCACCCCCAACATAAACATTATCAAAAGAATCTATTGCTATTGTAAAACAATTACCATTTAATCCAGTTCCTAAACTGGATAAACTTGATCCGTCCCATTTAACGATTCTGTTACCGTTGGCATCTCCCCAATTAGTAAACTCTCCACCTATATATAAATTTCCAGCACTGTCAAATTTTAGTGAGCTAATTAAATTATTACACCCTCCAACAACAGCAACCCAAACACTACCATTCCACTTTGCTAAATAATCAGCGTCTGCGTCACCACCCGCATCTTCAAAATTCCCACCAATATAGATCTGTTTGGTTATTGGATGTTGTGCTATTGCTATAACGGTGCCAGTCACGCCAGCCATACTATGCCATACGCCGTCAGTGTCCTGATAAACAATATAATCAGCGTTGGCTAATGTGTCGTTGTAGTCAAGCGATACAGCATCATTCCCGTCACGCATCAAATCGTCATAGGCTTCAAACATCAAGGTTATCGGCTCTTGAGTCGGTTTTGACCAATGACCTATCAGCCCGTCGCTTTTCATCCTGCATCGAACATCAACAATCTCACTCGCCTGTTTTCCTGAGGAAGTGGTCGCCATGTACCTAATCGTTACTTCCTGCTCACCGTTCACTAAATCAGGTTTGAACAAGTCAAGCAAGGCTTTTCGGTTGGTTTGCAGGTCATCGTAGTTGTTGCCGATAATTTCACCAATGATTATCATTTCACGGTCAAGTTTGTTGGTGCGCTGATATAACGATCTGCCCCCAGCGGTTGCGGTCTTTGCAATTGCAATCGGGTTCATGCCAAAGCCGATAAAGCTGGAAATATGCATGTAGTTTTCAAGATCAACCAGCGTGCCACCGTTGCGACTGTCTGCCCGTCTGATGCTTGTGCTTGCGTTTTGTTGTCCGCTCCAGTAGCAGTATTCGTCCGTGTCCCCGTCAAAGTAGGTTGTCTCGGTTGCTCGTGCTTCAATTTGCAAACCGTCGATGTAGATAAACTCGGTAGCGTCCCCGTTTGTACCCGTCTCGGATAGTGTTAATGTGCCTGCCAAGTCCCCGCTGTCTGGGTTGATGTGACAATGGACCCGTTGCCATTTGTCACGAATGGTCATGTCAGGTTTGCCAGCTGCAACCGTCGCACTTGTGAACCCCGTCCACGTCAAGGTCAATTCCGTTCCCTCGTAATCCGAAGGGATGTAAACGTCCATACTTGCTACATGGTCGGTATCTGTCAAGGTTACGGCATAACTAGCCAATAAGTCATTATCGGTATAGGTACACTTACAGGAATACACGCCCCGTCGTTGTTGTACGGCACTTGTGGCGATTGTATTCGTCCCGCCCGTTGTCCAGCCAGTTGTGCCACTTTCAAACGATGGATTAGTGCAAAGATTCGTGTCCGCTGTTTTTGTCGGGTTGATTACCCAAAATTTCAATAATTCAAGTGTCATTCATCCCTCCTATTGCATCGCCTGAAGGATTGCAAATCCTGTGGTCACTGTGTCAAGGTTCTGCATAGTCGTTACGCCTAAGTTATAGTTGTTGTAGTTATTCGTGACGGGCGTCACTGTTACTGTCCCGTCGTAGCCTACCCGAAGGTGCTCGATACCATGTTCCCCAACGATTGCCGATCCGCCAGGTCGAATATCACCGCCTGCTGCCTGTGCTATTGGTTTATTACCTCTGCCAATTGGCCCAATAGAACCACCCCCGCTACCAATGGAATTTGCTACCCGCTGAAAATCATCGTACCCGTGAATATTGAGATTAATGTCAATATCTTTGTTGGACGGAAGACCACCCAATAAACCGCCAAGTGTTGCAATTAGTGAGTTATATGTCTCGACGGTTATACTTCCGTCTTCTAACATTTGCCTATAAATGTTTACTTTTTCTGTGGCATATACGGTCTTTTCGTCCACCAATCCCATTGAGTAAGCTAACTGTAATGCTGCTTCTTCCGATAATCCCTGACTTGCAATTTGAAACAACAATGCGTCCGTATAACTTTTCATTGCCAAAGTTGCATTTAGTGTCACGTCTTCAAGCTGTGTAAGTGCTTCGCTTTGTTCACCAAACGCTGCGCTGATTGCGTTTGCGTCTGCCTTCCATAGTTGCGTTTGTAGGGCTGCATAATAAGCTGCATCTGAATATAAAACGGTTTCGTCTTTCATATCAGATAAATAAGGCAAACCCCCACGTGTTGCAGCTTCTAAGTTTCCAAATTCATCTACTTCAAGCCCCATGCTTTCTAAAACATCATCAATAGCGGTTTTGTAATCTTCGTGTGATATTTTGCCGCTCATCAATTCATTGTTTAGTGAATATATTGCATCTTCAGCGTCTGGAACTTTGGTTATAAATTCTGCTAATCCTTCAGCAACATCAGCGAAAAACGGCACTAATGATTTCTTGCCTTCAGCGACAATGTCCTGCCATGCAGCTTCTAATCGCATAAACGAACCGATTGACTCATCTGTTACACTACCAACTTTGGCAATTTGTTCTTCAGCCTGCTGTAAAAATGCTTCTGTAAATGCTTCGTTTGTATCCATGCCACTGTCTTTAAGTGCCTTGACCTTCTCGTCGAACCCGTCAACCGCAACGCCTAAGGCATCAAAACGCATTGTCGTTTGATTGGTCAATGTCAGAACGAGCTGGTTCATATCCATGCCAAGCTGACTTGATACGGTTGTCAATCTCACAACTTCATCATGTGATTTTGCAAGCCCTAAAGTCATGAAATCGGTAGCAGATGCCATCAACGCCATTTCTGACATTGTCCCGTCTGTGGCTTCTTTCAGATCAACCATCAAGGCTTCAGTCGTGGTGTTGATTGATTCTGTCAGTCTGTCAAATTTTGAAGCGGTATATTCTAACTCCGCCCCTTCACGAGCCAATTGATAAAACTGCTCCGCTGCTCTATAAACTTGCTGAAACGCCATGACGCCAAGTTGCACTTTAGACCATAATTCAGTCCAGCGCATTTGCATCTTTTGAGATTGTTGTTTTGTGTTATTGCCTAATTCGTCAATCTCTTTATTAACGCCCTTT